AAACTGATCAACATCTATTGAAAGTGTATAATCAGCGAGGTCAACAAGAACACATTTAATGTTATCAGTGTCCCATGCAATATCACCTTCACCGAAACCTTGTCTACCTAAACCGTATAATTGATTCATTTTTTAATACCTTATGCTAGACCAGCTCGACGCATTGTTGCACCGAGGGCATTGTCTTCACTCATGTCAGTTTCAGATGCAGTCTTCGCCATCTCAACACCTTGTTGTGCAGTTGCCATTGCTTGAGCTTGTGCAGCTTGTTGTTGTTCAGCAAGTGCCATCGCATTAACTTCTTCATCACTGCGAACCATTGCAGGATCAACACCAAGTGATTCAGCGTACTCATCGATTGCACGTGAAGCATTAACTTTGTGACGTGCTTCGGGCCATACAGCAGCAACTTGACTGGTGAACCCAACTAAACGATCAACAGCACCGGTGGCAACAAGTCGTTGTGCTTGTGCTAATACTGATACATATTCAACGTTTAAATCTTTATTCTGTAACTCAGGTGGTGGTTCTGGTAGTACACCATTCTGTTGAAGTATATTGAATGTTCTATCAATCAATGGATCAAGCAACTCAGTGTGAAGACGTTCAAGTACAGGACCTAACATCAATAACTTCTCTTCATGCTTCTCAGCAACTTCACGAGCTGTTATCTGACGACGGTCAGTCTGTGCCAACATTAAGAATAAATCTTCATAGAATGCACGTTGAACGCGATTCTCAACACGGTCTATCTCTTGATTGATTGCATTGATGTCAGGTCGATAGTCATAAATGCTACGCAACCCTTCACCGTTCTGGTCATGCCATACAACATCACCAGCACCAACAGCACCACCACTAAGTTTATTCTTCAATGATGAAGGACCTTGAAGTGGTGGACTAACAATTTTATCTAATGCTTGATACTTACGACGTTCAGCAAGTTGTAATGCTTTAGTGTCACCAAGTCCTGTGATACCTGGGCAATCAGTCGCATAAACATCTTCAGCAGTAACGTCCCAACGTGGTGCTAATATCGGGAAGTCATCAAAACCTGATTCACGTAAGAACTTTTCAGTACCTTCTTTAGTACCATTCTTCGCTTCATAGTAAACACTTCGCCATGCTTTCTGACTCGCTAATGGACTGTTACCATCGCGGTCATCATTAGGTTCAATAGCATGAACAATCTTAACCCATGACTCACTATTACCTTTTTCCCATTGTTCTAATACAGATTGACTGACGTTATCTTCACCAAACTGTTTAATACATTGACCGACACTGATTTCATATTCACGGTAGAAAGTATCTGCTGTGTTCTGGCTATTCAAGCCGAGCATGTAACTACCAACAGTGTAAGGTTTACACCAGATAACATTTTCAAAGTCTTGGTAAACACCCATTGATGCAGTACCAAACACACCGAGTTCAGAATATAACTGATGCAGTGCATTGTAAGTATTCGACTGTGAAAATACTTTGTACATAATTTGTTGAACTTGATGCAACCACATCTTCACTGCTTGAATATCATCAAGGTCACTGTCACCAGTACCAAGTCTGAACCAAGGTCTAGCCGGTGATGTGATACCTGACATCATTCCTGATGCAAGTGTGCGTGATGACATACGTGAAGTGTTGTTGATCTGTTTCGTGTTTCGCTTGTAACCTTTGTTACGGTCCGACGTTAAGAATCGACCACGATGTGCAAGGTGGTAGTCAGACAACTCACGATACAGTGGGATGAATGTCGCACGTTCTGAGCGCAATGCTTCAAGTCGTTTGTTATAACTGTTAATAGTGGGCATTATGTGTCCTCTTGCCAAACAGCAGAAGCTGTCATTACTGCTGCTGGGTTTGCAGTTACTGCTGCTGATAATGTTAACTGGTCATCAGGAAATATTCTAGTTTTAAAATCGTCTGAACCAATTATCTTGCCTTGTTGCGTAACTAGGAATGATGCTATAAACCGACCAGTGTCAGGGACCAGTGCAACTTGATCAGTTGATGTCTCAGCAATAGAATTCTGCTGATCAACATAATCAAAGTTAATATCACCTGCAAACTCAGCGTTAACGACTAACCTGAAGAAAGCACCTTTGTTCCCTTCAGTACCCAGTGATATTAATAGTGGAATAATATCAGCTCTGTTTACCTTATCACCGAAATGGAATCTATTTCTGATAGTAATAACATTGGTCTGAGTCGTACCTATATCAGTTGTCACAGACTCAACTGCTCGTGGTAATGTGTCGATTACATTCTTACCTTCGACGAATCCTGCAGCAGATGCACCACTGACAACTAAGTCAGTTGTGTTACCAAGATTACGAGCTAACCAACCTATTCTAAATGTTGGGTTACTGACACTAGGTGTGACATTCTTGTTTGTATATTCTAATTGGTGAACGAGTATAGGTTTACCCGTGATTTCATCTTCAACATAGAATTGTATATTACCAAAACCTAAATATTGAATAGCTATTGAATACACATTACCCTTCGTCGGGTCCAACCCTGGTAAAAGGTTCCTGTTCCATGTTGTTTGTTGTATTAATGTTATTGTTGGATCAACACCTGCTTGTTGCTGATCCCACGTTGCAACTGCTGAAGCACTGCTGAATGCATAAGTACCACTTGGTGACGGTAACAAATTCATTGATGAAACCACGTTGTTGTTCGCAGTGAATTTGTAATTAGCAACTTGAGCTGCCAAACTTGCAGCAATCTCTTGTGCATTGTGATTAACATCACCGGTTGTCAATGGTACTGAGTATGCAGTGTCATCGATTGTGATGGTTGCAGTTTCATTCCCACTCGCATTTGTCACAGTCAACTCTTGATGTTCAGTCTTACCATAACGTGAGTAAATGATACCGAAATCTTCACCAACGTAACCGAATGCAAATGCATCTTCTGAGTTAATCAACCCTGCTGCTTGTAAACTGGCTGGTACACCAAGTGTGAACAACGCTGTGAATCGAGCTAATGCACCTTGACCTGATTTATATGCTAACTGTTTAGCAGTGTTCAATGATGCAAGTCCTAGTGGGTTAGTACCTGAACTTACGTTGAATAGACTGTCACCGTTATAAGATGTTCCACCGTTATTCACTATATTCATCACTTCATCAGTGAGTCCGTATTGTGCAGATATTTGAATAATTGGTGTAGGTTCAGCAACTGATAACTCTCCGAAAGCAGTTATCTGATCAAAATGTAAACTCTGTTGTGTTGCTGTCAAAGCTGAACGCTCTGTCATGGCTAACGCCCACACAGCAACTTCAACCATCGGGAAATTCAACGGTGGGTGTTCACCACCTAACTCATGGAAAACAGTATTACCCTTTGCAGGTTTCAAGTCACTGAATACAATACGCACCGTGTCACGATGTGATTGCAACATTAATGACACCTTTGTCATTGGGTTACTGGTAACTCTGACATATTGAGTAATGTCAAGATTAACACGAGTAGTGGTCATGTTATTGGCCCAATAATGTTTTAGTTGCTGTTGCAGCACCATCTTGCACACCACGCGAGCCGGTCAATATTGTACTTCGACCATCCCCTGTTGCTGCTGCACGACGACGTTTATCACTGTCTTGACCTGCTTGACTTGAACCAGTGTCCGGTGCACGTGGTGCTTCCGGTACTGCTGGTGGTGGTGCTGGCGCTCTTGGTGAACCTCCACACATGGGAAATCTCCTGTTAACTTATACAATTAATGGAATAATAGCACATGCAGAAACATTGTCTACCTGTACTCATCTGAGTCACAACTGTCAAGTGGGTTGTAATCACCACGTGGTTTACCACGAACATGAGGGTTGTGATCAAGATGTCCACGTGGTACTTCACGTTTTGGTACTGGTTCAGCAAACGTCAAGTATAAAGCATCAGCCCAATCTGGTGACACACCGAGTCGTTTCTTCATATCCTTTTTACGTTCAAGAACAAGCTGATCTTTGTCATTGTGACCGAACTCACGTGATGTCAATTCAATCTCAAGTTGTGGGTCATTAGGAATAGCACCACCGTCAAGCAACCACTGACGACAATGTGAACCCATCTCAGCAGTACGCATCTTAAAGTGTTTAGCATCAGCAGCATTATCACCGAAACCTACATCAATGACATGATAACCGAGTTGACGCATTCTATCTGCAACCGGACCACCCATTGAACCTTTATCCATGAATGATACATCAGGTTTATGTCTATCAAGTATCATGGTTAACAGTGATACGACCTTCATTGAGTCACGTGATTTCTCACCAGGTATCTTGTAAACCTTTTCAGACTTAGCATCTTTACCACGACGGAACACAATCATACAATTATCTTCACCACCACGTGCCATATCAATGCCACATATTAAAGGGTCATCACCGAGATAAGCACCAGAACCACGACGCATTGCATCATAGACGACATCAGACGGAATGAACTGCATATCACCACCATGAGGAAACATACCACGAACACGAACCTTAACAAAATCACTGTCTTCTCCAAAATCATCTATCCACGTTTGAATCAATCGCTTGTTGGTCATCTTCGCAGTACGACTGTCAATCTGTCTTGTTATCCATCGGTGACTGTTCTTCCTGAAACACTCATAAAATGAACCATTGTTACGTGTTGGGTTACCGAAACAAATATGCATCGGTTCACCATCAGTCAGACCACCTTTAGCAACTTCCCATATCTTTTCAGGTATAGCTGATGCTTCATCGAATAAGTACCACGGTGTTGAGTCAGCAGCATGTAAACCTGCGAATGCTTCAGAGTTCTCTTCACGACAAGTCTGTGCATCAACGCGCCATGAATCAGGATAAGCACGATGTACAATTGACATTGCATTCATCTGAAACCAGTGACCGGTGATACAGCGTGCACGCCACTTAGATACTTCTGACATTGTTTTAGTTTTGAGCTGGTCACCAGTGTTAGCTGTGACAACTCCTTTTGAATTGGGACGTGTTGACATGATCCACATGATTAACCATGCAGACAGTGCTGACTTACCAATACCATGACCAGATGACACTGCAACTTGTACAGGGTCAACAGCGTCAACACCATTGAATTTACGTTCTTTAACTTCGTGACCTATTGCATTGAGTATGTCAATTTGCCATTCATCAGGGCCATCGAAACCGTGAAGAGATGAACCCTCTTCTCCCCATTGGAATGCCATCATGACGAAACCTAGTGGGTCATCGTAGTATTTACTGACTTCATCAGCGAGTTGGATATCTATATCGGACATGTGTCACCATTGTCATCACCATGTAAATGATTGCTTACTACTGGTGGACGGTGACAGGGTGACGGACCATCAACATCTGATAAGTCCAGTAGTAAGCATTGTGAAGAATAGCATTAGAAGAAGGTCACGTCATCATCTTCTTGCACATCGTCGTCAGGCTTACTCAATCGATGTCTCGCGGCAACTAACCGGTCCATGACATCAGCATCAGTGCTAACCTTTATCTTATCAGCAGCGAACGCATCAACACGCTTATGCTTACCCACCATGTTAAGTGCAGTGTTACTCGCTGTAATATTACCTTGCTGGCGTGCAAT